CGCGGGCGTGCTGATTGTGGCACTCAAGGATACGAAGACTGTCCTGGAGGACCTTGGCCCCGCGTTCACGAACCTCCAGACTCAAATCTCGGGCGCTTATTGGGAGCAGGCTGCTCAGCCGATCCGTGACTTCGCTAACGTCGCCATCCAGGAGTTGTCGCCCGCGCTCCAGGCGATTGCCTCCAATCTGGGGTCCATGACCGCCGCCATCGCTGGCGCCGCGGGGGGGCATATTGCGGGCTTCCAGCAGTCTCTCACCTACCTGTCGCAGGCCCTGTCGATCGGTTCCACGGGGGCGGCGTCGTTCACTAACGGCATCCTGACGATGGGTGAGGTGGGGGCGAAGTTCCTCCCCAGCATCGCCCAGTGGGCAAACAACCTGGCCGCCTCGTTCGAGCAGTGGGCCACTAAGGCGGCCGCATCCGGCCAGATGGAGGCGTCCATTCGTCGCGCCGCACAGGCGTTCGGCACCCTCAAGGACATCACGATCGACCTGGGCGGGATCATTGGCGGCCTCTTCACCGCTATGGCGAACGGGTCCGCTCCGATCGACTCCATTGCCGATGCCCTGGACAAGGCGAACAAGGCCGTCAATGGCCCCCTGTTCCAGGCGACGCTGACGAACCTGTTCTCCTCTATGGGGCAGGCTGCTAGCTCGGCGTTCCAGGGTGTTGGGAAGCTCGGTGAGGCGTTCGTGTCTCTCGAGCCGACTCTTGGTGTGGTGCTTCCCCTGATTGGTGAGATGCTCCGCACTGCGCTCACTGGGCTCGCTACGGCCCTCGAGAATCCTGCGTTCCAGGATGGTCTGGCGAACTTCTTCAACAGCCTCCTAGTTGCTGTGCAGGCGCTCGCGCCGGCCATGCCTGCCCTGGGTGAGGCGTTCGGGGCGATCGCCACTGTCGCGGGCACCCTGCTTGAGGCTATCGCCCCCCTGGTGGCCCAGCTGGTGGAGGGGCTGGCCCCGATCTTCCAGCAGCTGGTTCCGATCCTCACGCCGATCATCGAGCAGCTGTCTGCGGCGCTGCTCCCGGTGATCCAGGCCTTGGTGCCTGTCATCTCGGAGATCATCGCCCAGCTCGCCCCGATCATCTCCGAGTATCTGCCGCAGATTCTGCCGCCAATCTCGAACCTGATTGTGCTGCTCGCGTCCGCCCTTATCCCGGCGATCCAGCTGGTGGGGAAGGTTATGCAGTGGCTTATGCCTCTGGTTATGGCGTCGTGGAACTCGATCATGTCTACCGTGACTGGCGCTATCCAGGTCATTAAGGGCATTCTTCAGACTGTCCTCGCTGTCATCAAGGGTGACTGGTCAGGTGCCTGGAATGGCATCAAGACGATCGGTGAGGGTATCTGGAACCTCATCAAAGGGTCCTTCGGGGTATTCGGTAACTCCATCATGTCCATGGCGTCTACGGCCTGGAATGCGGTGTTGAATACTATCAAGTCCGTGTGGAACTGGATCACCTCGACCATCAGCAATGGCATCAGCAGTGCCCGTAGCCTCGTAAGTGATGGCTGGTCGTTCATTAGGAACGTCACGGCGTCCATGTGGAGCGGTATCGTGAGCACGGTTGTCAGCTGGGTCAACAATATGATGAACACGGTGCGCAACATTCCGAACAATATCAAGAACGTATTCTCCAATGCGGGGTCGTGGCTGTGGAACGCGGGTAAGAGCGTCATTCAGGGATTCATCGACGGCATCTCCTCCATGTTCAGCTCTGTCCAGAACAAGCTGTCCTCCCTGACGTCGTACCTGCCTTCATGGAAGGGGCCCGCCCCGGTCGATAAGGTCATCCTGAGGGATGCTGGGCGCCTCGTCATGCAGGGCTTCATTGACGGGCTGGAGTCGCAGTATGATGCGGTCAGGGACTCCCTGGAGGGCTTCACGGATGACCTGGCTAACGACATCTCCCCGGATATCGCAGCCCATGTCGCACCGTCGTTCGAGAAGGCGAAGCCGTCTCGGGACGCCCTGAACACTCTCTCGTCCGTGGCGGCGGGAAGCAAGGCGGCCAGCGGCGGGACCGTCAACATCACCAACTACTACCCGCAGGCGCAGAGCGATTCCAAGACCCGGGATGACGTCGCCGACGGCATCCGCCTCGCCTCGTCGATCTAGTAGAATGGCTTCATGTCTAGCGAGTATGCACTCAATGGGGTAGACCTGGATCAGCCGGGTAAGTGGCGGGTGATGCAGGGGACGCTGCTGCCCGCCATCTCTGAGCCTCGCCTCACCTCCACTGAGGTGCCGTTCCGTAACGGGGTCATTGATGGCGCTGGGCAGAGAGTCGATACCTTCAAGGTGACGATCGCGTTCATGGTCGAGGGGGGCTCCCGTGGCGACCTTGATCGTAACTGGCAGGCGCTTATGGCTCGTCTGCGGAACTCCGGCCAACTCGCCAGGCTCCAGCATCGCCCTGCGGGGGGTGCCCCCAAGGAGGCCCTTGTGCGCCTCGTGAGCGTGTCTCAGCCGCAATGGCGGTATGGGGAGTGGGCTATCGACACCACCGTCGTCTTTGAGGCTGTGGAGGGCGTCTGGAAGGATGAGACGGCCGTTGAGGTTCCACTCGCTGACCTGTCCCGCCTGGCCGGGGGGGCTGCCCCCATCACGGACGCTCTCCTGAAGCTCACCCCCACGGGCAACACGTGCACGATCGTCGACCAGGCGTCCGGCACGTCGCTCACCTGGCGGGGGACCATGGAGCCCAGTCAGAGGCTCCTCATTGACGTGGGCAAGTACTCCGCATGGAGGCAGGTGTCCGAGCGCTGGTACCCGCTACAGGGGGCGTTCAACGCGTCAGCCGAGATCAGCATGTCCCCAAACGGCTTCCAGCTCACCCCGAACCATGAGGGCAAGATCGTCCTCCAGGTCACCGGCACCACGGGGGCCATTCAGGCGAGGAGGGCCTACTGATGCGCCGCGACTACTTCCCCGGCATGCAGCTGCGTGCTGTCGCCTACGAGGTGCAGGGTGCGAGGATCGGGGTTGTGCCCGATATCCTGGAGATGACGGTCACCACGCCGCGCGGGAAGACCCCCACGCTATCCATGTCTTATGCGCCCGGCCCTAACGCCATCCGAGGGGATGTGCTGGAGCGCGAGGTCGAAGTCGCCGTTGAGGCCACCTTCAACGGAACCGACTGGGAGGAGCTGCCGGATGCGCGGTTCATCACCCAGAAGACCGAGCACAACCTCGTCAACGACGGCACGGACTCGCGCAAGGTGCAGGCCATCCATGTGAGCGACTACCTGAAAGAGGCGCTCGTCTGGTCTGTGCCGGTAGAAGCGAAGGACAAGGACGGGAAATTCAAGTTCCTGTCGCGTAACGCGGGGACGATCATCGGCACCGTCTGGCAGAACGCCGCCAAGCGCGGCTGGGGCGCCGGGCTCACCTTGGACGCCAACACGGTGAAGGACTCCTCGAACCAGGACTGGGCGAAGGTCGTCACCCTCTACTTCGACCCTACGATCAGCCTCCTCCAGATCGTCGACTCCCTGCGCGACCTCGGCATGATCGACACGGTGTGGCAGGGCCGCACCTTCAAGGTGTACAACGCCGATACGACTCAGGCCAGGGACCTTACGGCCTCGAAGCGTTGGCCCCTCGCTACCACGCTCACGGGCGCCCCTGAGGCTGCAACCTGGGCGGACATGTGCACCGATGTCCTCGTGAAGGGCGAGGCTGGTAGGGCGTGGCTCATCCATAACGACCTCGCCCCGAAGGGGATGCGCCGTGTTGAGAAGGTCGTTGAGGCTGGCGGCGTGGAGCTGGAGTCAACTGCGCGCCTTGTCGCCGAGGCCACCCTCAAGTCGGGCGCCCATGTGAGCGAGGAGATTAAGCGCGAGTGGGCCGCCACCGACGTGCACCTCCTCCCCTGGGCCGATTACCGCCTCGGGGACTGGGTCATGGTGGAACGCAAGGCCGGTATGGAGCGCCTACAGGTCGCCCAGATCAGCGTCACCCAGAAGGGCGGTATGGTCGTCGGGCACACCACCTTCGGGACCGTCCTGGATAGCCTCCTGGGGCGCCTGACGAAGCGCACCAAGGGCATCGTGGGTCTCGCATCCACGTCCGGTAGCGGCGTGCGCCCTAGTCAGCCGACGAGCAAGTACTGGCCGCTCCCGCCGCAGGGACTCACAGGCTCCAGTCGCGCCATCACCAACTCGGAGGGGTGGGTGCGTGCCCTCGTTGACCTCCAGTGGGGGCGCGTCGAGACCGACACCCTCGGCAATGCTGTCGATGTCGTCTCCTATGAGGTCGCATGGCAGCTGTCCATGTTCGGGACAAGTATCGCGGGCTCCATGGTTGTGCGCGGCGCCGACACGACGAAGGCCACCGTTGGGCCGCTACTCCCGGGGACGGAGTACCGGTTCTCGGTGCGAGCTCAGAGCTCTAACGCCACTGGCGCCTGGTCGCAGCCGCTGATCTTGACTACCGAGTCCGACCGGGAGCCACCCCCGGTTCCTTCCCGCCCGGTCTTGTCGCAGTCGCTCGGCGTGCTCCAGGTGTGGTGGGATTACGCAGGCCAGAATGGGCAGAACATGCCTGCCGACTTCGCGGGCGTCGAGGTGTCCGTGCAGCACCCCGGCCGCCCACCGGCGAAGTTCGCGGACATGATTACCCCCATGCAGCGCACCTCTATAGCAGGCCTGGAAATCCGGGACTACGAGGTGTGTCTTCGTGCGTATGATCGAGCTGGGAACAAGTCCGAGTGGGGCCCTAAGGCGACCATTACGCTCGAGCAGTCCATTGACACGAATGCGATCGTCCGCTCGGTCGAGGAGAAGATCGCGGCCAGTGATGTTCTTCAGCGTGCCGCCCGCGCGGAAGCGTTGAAGGAGACTCAGAAGCTGTCGGAGGCCATGACGCAGGTCGCGGTCTCTCTGGTGGAGACGGGCCCCTACCCGCCGGATAAGGGCGTTGTCGACAAGTCGCAGTGGGTGTCACCGGATGCCCGAGTGTTCACGTTGAGGAAGAAGGGAGACTGATATGCCGTATAAGGGGAACGTTTGGAAGGATGGCCCTGATGGGCGCACGCCCATTACGGCGGCGAAGCTCACGAAGATGGAGGATGGTATCACCTCTGCGCAGTTGGAGGCGGAGAGGGCGTCTGAGTCTGCGGGCGTGGCTCGCGGGGCACTCCAGAGTGTCAACAACTCTTACCTGGCTATCGTGGATGCGATTGTCCCCATTGGGGCAGTACTCCCCTTCTACGGGTCTCGGCCGCCGAAGAACTGGCTCCTGTGCTACGGGCAGGAAGTGAGCCGCACCGAGTACAAGGCCCTGTTCGACACGATCGGAACCGTCGCCGGCAGTGGCAATGGGTCAACCACGTTCAACGTCCCAGACCTCAAGGGCAAGGTCATCTACGGGCAGGGGAGCACTGACGCTCTCGTCACCGGCTCGACCGTCGGCGAGACCCACCACACGCTCACCGTTAACGAGATGCCGTCCCACGGCCACGACATCGTGGACTCCAACAACCAGAACTCCAACTGGCGGGCCGGTAAAGCGAATACCGACATCGGGTGGAATGACGCCTCCGGTAATGGCTACACCTACGCCATGTCCACGGGAACAGCAGTGGCCGATCGGCGCCCCTACGCGAAGAACGTGGGTGGAGGCCAGCCATTCCCCATCCGCCCCCGCGGCTCCGTAGCCTCCATGATTATCCGCGCGAAGTGAGGTGAGCCGTGGCTGAGATCAAGGACGAGTACATCCAGTGGCCCGGTCCGGCCACGTTTCCCGCCGAGACCACGTTCCCGGCCTATGACCGCTCCGCCGACGGTAACACGACCGTCCACTCCCACAAGGGATGGGAGTGGATTGAGTCCGACAATCCATTCCAGAAGGCCGCCGCCTCGCTCGCGCAGTCCACGATCGAGGCGTCCATCCGCCGCATGCGCACCGTGTTCGGGAAGGTCTTCTACCAGAAGGGGAACTCCACCGATAAGCCTGACTTCCCGGGGGAGACCTACGGTGACACGGCCCGCATCCAGGACCCCTCCACCCTCGATATCGTGGCAGAGTGGAAGTGGAACGGCTTCGACTGGGAGCGCGCCCGTGTCTCTGGTGAGCAGATCAGCAACCTGGATGTGGGTCGCCTGACCGCCGGGTCCGCAGCCATCAATGACCTTGCCGCCAGGCGCATCGCTGGCGACATCGGTAAGTTCCTCCAGCTCACCACAGACCAGCTGACCGTTACCGGTAACGCGTCATTCGTTGACCTCACCGCGAAGCATGTGTGGACGCGCATTATCAATGCCAGGAGTGGCGAGTTCGAGAAGATTAAGGCGGGGATGCTGGCCGCAAACTCGGTGACGGCAGACAATCTGCGTGCGGGTGCTATTGACGGTCAGGTCGTCACGGGTGCCTCCATCCAAACGGATCGTCAAAACAATCGTGGGTTGAAGATCGACAACGATGGGATGCGCGTCTACTCCTCCAGTGGGTGGAAGTCGCTCGACATTAACGCCCACACCGGAGAGATCGTCATCGACGGCCGCATCGGGCGACGGGATACCTGGTCGGAAACCTACTTCAATGACATCGTCTGGGCGTCGACAGGCACAGATGTTGGCCGCGAGGGAAACAAGATCGGCGTAGGATTGTCGTTCAACTCCCGGGAGGATGACTGGTGGGATGGCGCACTCTTCATGTCGAAGTCCGCTCAAGGTGTCCCCTCCCTCAAGTTGCACTCCCCTCTCAGGAAGACCGGTGAAAACAGCAAAGATACACCCCGCCCCTCTGTGACTGTCAGTACAGACGGCATTAACCTGTATACAGGAAGCGAGAATGGTTCAACGTGGGGCACGCTCTCTATGACGAAGTACGGGATGTTCGCACGCAGTCAGAGTGTCAGCTGGGCCATGAATGATGCAGGATTCATGTACAGCAAGAACAACAAGAACCTGATCGCCTCCGCATACCAGTATGCGTGGCTCCGCTCAGAGCGACAGTCTGAGATGGATAGTGGCACCGGCTTCTACATTACAAACGAACAGACTGCTATGGGGTGGCGAAACCATGGTGTATGGGTGAACAATAGTGGCGTTCACATGACTGGCACTAAGAAGTTCACTATGCGAGTCCAGGGGTATACGGAGAAGACTGGCATGTGGCTATCTCACTCCTGCACCGAGTCCCCTTATGATGGCGTGGAGTACTGGGAGAATCTCACCCTGGATTCAGAGGGGAAGTGCACGTGGGTGCTGCCGGATTATGTGCCCGCGATTGCATCCAAGAATGCTCCCTGGATGGTGCTGTGTACGTCAGGCAAGGCGAAGCTGGAGAAGACTGGGTTTGGCCCAGGCGTCCCTCCGTGGACTGTTCATGTGAGCGGAGCGCCGGGCGAGGAAGTGTCAGTGCTGGTGAAAGGGGCTCGAATCATCGACATGGAACCAAATGCAGGTCAGGTCGAATGGGTTGACTACGCTCGCCGCACCCCCTGGGAACTTGGGCCGTCGACAATCAATGATGCGGATGTCGAAACCCTGGACTACACTCTAGGTGGCGGAACCTACGGCCCCACCAAGCCCGAATCAACACCGGAAGGAGATGTTAGTGGAGTCTGATAGTCAGATTGACGCAATGATGGTAATCGACGCTCTCGCAATGGAGGTTGCTGCACTCACGAAGCGCGCAGTGGTAGCCGAAGCTAGGGTGATTGCCTTTGAGGGCAAGATGAAGGAGAGTAAGTGACGGTTCAGTCTGTGGCGGCGCGTATTGCCCGCCGTATCTGCGACCAGGAGGATGTTGGCTACAGCCAGCCCGATCGTCGCACCTGGTACGCCAACGCGAACTGGGAGGGGCACGTGAGTTCCCCTCAGAATGCGGACTGCTCCAGCCTCGTGTGCGGAGCCATCTGCTACGGCATCCACGACACCTATGGGGCCGCCTGGGGTCATGCCGCCCTGCCCGAAATTAATGACCACTGGACGGGCAACATGCGCCCCGGCCTGGAGGCTCGAGGCTTCAACGAGGTCCCGGGGCACGACTCCGACCTCACC